CCAGAGATTGTGAATGGTGTCTGCATGAATCAAGGTCAGTATGCCTTGGCCTTAGTACAAAGTCTCAGCGACCTTGATGCACGAGCTAAATTAATTGCCAACAAAGGCTTTTATGATACTTGGCCAGAAGAATATCTAAAGCCACTTTTTAAACATAGAAAAGATCCAAGACTATGACATTTTCAGTTTATCAACATTGGGATCCATTAAAGGTCTGCGTAGTAGGGCGCAGCTATCCTCCTGAGTTCTATTCATGGATCAATGTACCGCATGTGCGAAGTCTGTTTGAAAAAATAGCAGTGGAAACCGAAGAAGACTATCAAGCAATTATAAAAAAACTGCAAGAGTTTGGTGTTGAAGTGCTTCGTCCCAATTTGCCCACTGTGGAAGACAGTTTTGTAAATGGCAAATACTTGCAACCGCCTATGACTCCACGAGATTATAGCATAATGATTGGCGACACATACTATGCCAACTACAATTTAAATTTTAAAAAGTTTTACGAATCTGTTAGAGATTCAAGTTGGCCAGACTGTAATTCTCACGAAGAGTTTTTGACTTTGCCTGCCCATATTCAGCAAGAGTGCAATGACATCCATGGTTACGACAAACTATTAAGAGCGCATTCAGCCTACGATCACATTTACGATTACATAACTCAACAAGGCAATCAAGTTGCAATCAATGAGTTGGAAAATCAAGCACCCGGTGCAATGATTTCTCGCATAGGACGAGATTTGTATTTTGGAACAGATTCATACGATCAGGACACTGCTGGCTATAAAAAATATGTTGATGGAAAATTTCCCAATTACAGAAATTACATAGTCAATACTGGCGGTCACAGTGACGGAACATACTGCCCAGTAGCCCCAGGATTAATTATCAGTACACGAGATGTTCCCACATACAAAGACACTTTCCCAGACTGGGAAGTTGTGTATTTGCCTGGACAGAGTTGGGGTAAAGTAAAACCATTTTTAGATTTAAAGAAGAAAAATGCCGGCAAATGGTGGATACCTGGGTTTGAATCAGATAATGCAGTTATTAAAATTGTTGAAAGCTGGCTTGGTCATTGGACTGGATATGTAGAAGAAACTGTGTTTGATGTCAACATGCTGATTATTGATCCAAAAAATGTCATAGTGTTTAATTACAACAAACAAGTATTTGATGCGCTAGATCGGTATGGCATTACTCCGCATATAGTTACATTCAGACATAGGTACTTTTGGGACGGCGGCATACATTGTATCACTAGTGACATACATAGAGAAGGCTCAATGCAAGATTATTTTCCAGAAAGAAATCAATGACTTATCAATTTGCTAGAATAGATCTAAGCAAAACAGAATACACTGCCAGTGTCACCTGGGAATACATCACAGACCGTAGCAAAGAGACACTGGCCAAGCTGGATAATATCTACAGAACTTATACTATCTACAAACATTTTGGCAGTGTAATGCCCATGTTTCACAGTAGATATCTTGATCCAATGGCAGACATCATTGGCTACTACGACAACAACAAATTGGTAGCGTGGAGCTTGATACGCAGGTTCGATGAACACAATGCACTATGCGATCAGTTTGCATGGACATATCACCGACCTAAATCAAGGCTGGGCATAGAAACAATGAAAACAGAATGTGCTATCTATAAAGAACGAGGATTCAAATACCTTTATCTTGAGCAGGCACATCTATACAAATCCGAAATAGATGGATTTGAAATTTTAGGACCACTGGAGTAATACTATGGATTTATATACAATTTGGGCAAACAAAGAAGGCGATATTTCAGACTTAGACTGGGTCAACGGAATGAAAAGTTTCTTTGATCATTTGATCTCAGAAGGCAAGATGGAAAGTTATAGAATAACAAGATGCAAAATGGGATTCCGTAGCATTGCTGACATGCCGGAATTTATGATTTTAATGGAGTTCAAAGACATGGGCCAAATGGATGATGCGTTTCGTCGAGTAGCACCTTTAGAAGGTGAGCTCGAAACAAAACACAAATCATTTAATCAGTTCGTTGCTGGAGACATCCAACACGCACTTTTCAGGGATTTTCCCGACCAGTTCTGATCCTTTTCGTTCAGCCCACCATTCTTTGATTATACGACTAGTATTAGCTCGTCGTTCTTCTGATTGTGGGCCAAGAACCCTGCCTCTGGCTTTGGCACCTCGTTTAATGTTTGATTCCGCCGAAGGTTTTATTCCTTTAAGTGAGGCCCGCCGTTTAGCTCGTTCTTCTTCTGATTGCACTCTACCTTTATTAGCTAACGAAATTTTTTGTTTGGTTTTAGCTGACACAGTTTTTTTAACACCACTGGATCCTTGTCCACCATCTGACATGTTCTGTAGTATGCCAGTTCCAAGATCTTTACGACCCCACCAGAGAATGTATCTGCGTTCTAAAGCAAACGCACCTAGCTCGGTGAGATTTGATTCACAAATATAAATTCTTGATAGATCTTTGGGTGTATGAGCTCCCTTACCTCTATTAGAATGTTGTATCCAGGCTCTCTTACCTTTGCCTTTACCTATATAATAAGGGGTTCCATTATCACGCAGATAGGCATAAATGTAGAATCCGTTTGGAGTATTATTGCGACTGTAAATAGTCATAGCTGATAGTTCCTTATAAACTGTTAGAGTAGTTGGATGTTAGCGCATCGCGAACTACACCTTTATTTATATACAGAGACTATTTGAGATCTCTTAGAGATCTATGTCTTTCGCTTGAGCTCAGACATCATTTTTAATTGACTTGTTTTAGTATCATCCAGATTATGTGGTCACAATTCACCGTATGCACGGTGAAAAGAAAGCATCATCCGAGTGACAGCAGTCATTTATCATAATGAGATTGTAGTTTCCTACACGGAGGCGGTTGACCGGTACCCCCTACTCAAGCTTCACATATCAACGGAACCCTAGTGACCCGACGATAAATCCAAGTCCTACGAGCACGGGTTGTATCTTTTTCATCAGAGCCCGAACCATTTGTTGCCTTAAGTTAGCAATTGCCTTTGACGCCCAAGTCTGGACCGGGTATCTCACCGTTCCTCAATGGGGGCAGGTCATTGCACCTGCCACAGAGTCGTTTAGTTGCCTAGTTGTTGTAAAATTGGTTTGATTGTTGGGTGCTGATTTGAAATCCAATGTTCAATAAAGTCAAATCTTATTAGTTTGTATGGTAAGTTGAGAAATTCTATAATTTTATTGTAAGTTAGTTCAAATTTAGTTTTATTAACAATATCAGTGAGATTAATATCTAGCACATAGTCGTGTATGTGTTTTGGTACTTTATCAAATACAAAGTTTTCAGTGGTTGTGGTATATTCTGTTAGTATGTTTTGATTTTTATATACACCCATCCAATATGCAAGATTTTGTTCTTGAATATCGCTGGGCATTAGTCGTATAATTTTTGATTTAGGAAAAAAGTTTTTTATTTGTTTTACATGACTGTTTTTGAATGAATGACTGGAAAAAATTATCTGATCCAGCATTCCATAGTTTAAATTTTTGTTGCCTAGTTCAGTATTTACATCGTGTAAGAATTGATTATCAAGTAATACATCGTTGCCTTTTAAATATTTTTTATTAATTATCTTCTCGTCGCTGGGCCTGAATATAACTTGTCCACGATCTGCAATTCCAAAATATTTACTTCCTGTGTTTATAAAATGAAAATTTATTAGACTTGCTAGCAAATCTCCGGCTGCTCCAGGAGGATACACAACCCAAATACACGGATCGTTGGCAGTGAATTCAACGCCATCAACAAGCCGTTCAAATTTTGAATTATAAAGCATTGTGTTGATTTTTTAAAAATGTTTTGATTTGTTGAAAGTATAGTTGATTGCTGTTTCTGCCTGGGTGTTTATTATCGTAGTTGGTGTCTAACATGTCTTGTTTCATTGAATTGTACAAATTGACCCAGAGATTCTTATTGATACCTCCAGATTGATCGTACTCATCGTGAATTTGTTTATAAAGTTTAAAAATGTCTTGGTCGCTTCTAGATTCAATATTGAGAATTTCTTTTTTGGTAAACGGAGTAAATTGTTCGGGCATAACACCAGCCAATCTGACAAAATAATCGTTGTCCCAAGGACACATTCCATTGATAAAATATATTTTAATATTGAATTTTTTGGCTTGTTTTTCTAAAATATTAGAATACTCTACAACTTTGAGAATTTCGCCATGTAAATGATGCAGTACTCTGAATCTATCTACAACATCTTCGATGTATTTTCTACTCCAAACAGTTCCGTCAGACAACTTGACATCATGCTCGGGTCTCATTACTTTTCCAATTCCTTCTTTGGTGCTCCACAGTTCTAGCCCTAGATGAAAATTATACCTGGGCATACTAGTCCATTGACAAAAAATTGTGTCAATGTCTGAGTGTTCTGTTATCGCACGAATTGTGTTGATAAAAATTTCTGTGTTAGACGCACCACCTACTCCGTAGTTTAATAACTCAGACCTACTTAACTCATCAAGTTGATTATAGCACAAGTTCACCCACAAGTCTACAGAATCTTTACAATGCGAAGAAAAACTATCTTGTATATCATCGCAGTTGTTCCACCCGTTTCCTGCGGTAAAACTACAACCAGTGAACACTACTTTAGACATGTAATTTATTGATTTTCTAAAAATGTTTTAATTTGCTGAAACCATATTTGATTACTTTTCGTTCCGCCGTGACGGCCATCGTAGTTGGTATCTACTATGTTGTTTAACATTGAATCATAGAGGTTGACCCAAAGCTCTGGATGAATCCCCCCAGCACGATCATATTCGTCGTGCATCCGTTTATAAAATTTTAAAATATTTTCTGGAGTGCGATTTTCAATATCTAATATTTGTTTTTTAGTAAATGGTGTGTACTCACTATACGGAGTTTCATCTGATAATCTGACAAAATAATTGTTGTCCCACGGACATAGTCCATTGATAAAATACAGTTTGATACCAAATCTTTCTGCTAGTTTTAATAAAATATTAGAATAGTTTACTAACAAAAGAATTTCAGAATGTAGATGATGTAGTGCTTTGAGCCTGTCTAATAAATCATCTACATATTTTTTTTCTACACGCCCTCCGGTGCTTAGATTCACATCATATTTGATTCTACCACTTGGAGATAAAGTTTCTTTGGTTTTCCAGTCTTCAAACCCTAAATTGAAATTATATCTTGGCATGGCAGTCCACTCGCAAAATATTGTGTCAATTTTATCGCCATGCTCGGCTATTGCCTGTGTTGTTTGTATGAATATTTCAGAACAAGATGCACCACCTACGCCGTAATTAACCTGTGCAAGGCCTTGGAATTGATCAATTTGAGTATTAACCAGGTTTGGGAAGAAATCCGGGTGACTTTTGTCTCTGATGAAACGAGTCCCGTCATTTTTCCATCCTGCTCCAGCGGTAAAACTGCACCCTGTAAATATTAGTAATTTCTCTTTTGACATTTTATATCCTTGTTGACAACTTGTCTTTTATGTGACTACCATGCACACGAACTTGTATGTGCCCATTGTAGTAATCTGCTGACTCTAACACTTTTCTTGAAAATTGTTCTCTAGCTTCAATATAACTACATTCTGATTTTGACTTGCAATAATAAAGTATTTCTCTAGAGAAATTTTCAACTCCGAGTGCAACAACATCTGCAGTGAGTTCTGGACTGGAGCCATAATAATCTCTCCAATCTGAATCAATTTTGCTGCGTATTTTCTTTCGCTTCTTAATACCATTTTTTTGTTTGACTGTTTTGTATGTTGTTTTAGAAAATTTTGCTAGTTTTTTTCCAATGTACATGCGTCCATTTATTGTATTGGTTATAAGGTACACAAACCCAACACAGTCTTCGGGCAATTCTTTTACAATTTGATTTTGATAAAGCCATGGCATGAACTATAATTATGATTTTTCCGTGGATACAAAATATTTTGCTATATCTGGGTCATCCAGCCAATGCCATAGTTCTAATTTTTCGTACAACTCTTTGGTAAATTTAGCATCACCGGGTTGTTGTAATGCCGCAATCACTGCTTTGATTTCGTTGTCAATGTGCTGCTTGAACCAAGTTGGGTCGCGAGGATTACTGTCCAGCGGTGCTGGTTCACTGTGTTGCCATGTACTGTAGCGATCAATTAGCTTTTGTTTGATATCCACAGGCAGTTGCGCAATCTGTTGATACTCAGGTTCGTTTAAAATATTGGTCATTACATCGACTTCTCTAGTGACACACCAATGATATAGTTCATCCAATGTGTGCACAGTCAATGCACTGGGCACTGGCCTTATTGTAACATACACATGTGCTTTTTTGCGATGTTTAAGGTATAAGTCAATGTTGTCTAACACCGTTTGTGTGCTAGACCCTTGTCGCACAAAGTCGTTTAATTTTCCCATGCACTCTATGCTGATGCCCACATCAACATGCCTAAACACATTGAGCTTGTCCATCAAACTCTTGCTGAACACAGTGCCGTTGGTGGTAAAGCCCAGATAAATGTCTGTTTTGTTTGCAGCAATCAAACAGTCTATCAACTCTTCAAATCTGGGATTTAACAGTGGCTCTCCACCTATCAGGTGTATAAAACGCAGATCAGCAGTGTTGCAGATGTATTCTGTTACATGCTTCCAGGCCGCAGGATCTTCTGTCCAATTTTGTCTAGCAGGGCCATGATATCTACCTGCTTGAATCTCGGCCACTGCAATCTTGCTGCTGGCAGTAGGGCCACACATCTTGCAGGCCAGGTTACATTCGTTGCCCAGACTGATATGAAAACTATTGATACTAGGAGTCAGTGTTTCAAAATAATTTTTGTCAAATGTTTTGTAAAAATTCACAGGATCTATTTTGCTTTTGTGATTTTCTTTGACTCGCTTGCTGCTTGATCCCAGTGTTTCTTCGTGATAGCACATACCACACAGTGGTTCTGCAATGCCGTTTAATTTATTATGTCTAGCCCGGAGTTGATGTTGACTATCTATCCAGTCTGGAATAGACATAACATGCACATTGTATTTGGTGGCATCAAGAGTTCCACTGATCTTGTTGGGCTGAGCTCCACAGGTGTGATAAGTGCCGTCAGCATTGATATGCACTTCGTACCAAGGTATATTACAAAATATTTTATCTAGCATCTTTGCACTTGTATTGACATATCTCAAATGGGTGTGTGTCAAAACTTTGATACAACTCATTCCATAACGGATCTTGCAAAATTTCCATTAGTGTTCTTGTTTTGATATTAATTTTGTCTCTGTGTGTTTTTACAAAATTGTTTTGTATGTACATGTTGTTGAACCAAGGGCACGGAAGTACCAATCCATCAACATTGATAAAAATATCTTTTTCCCAACGAATACATTTGGCCCAAGGGTGAGCTTCAGTGCGGTGGACCAAGGGCTTGATTGGAATGTGACGACCATTCAACGGGTACAAAAAATCTTCGTACTGAGAAGTTTGAGCAACATAGTCAGAATTGACAGGTTTTAACAAGTCTGCATCGTCGATGTTATAGCGTCCATCAAACTTGCTGCTTTTAACAAAACGCAGGGTGTTAAAATTCAAACTTTTTACTAGATCGCGAATAGTGTCTATTTTGTCTTCGTTGAATCGAAAATATATTGTGCTCCAAGTCATATTACAGGTACTGCTGGCTCGCAAGGCTTTGGCACCTGCAACAATACTTTCAAAGTTACTGTTGACTCTGTACAAGTTATTACTTGTCTGATCCCAGCCATCCACACTGAATGTTACTTCATCACTGGAGTCAAGCGTGGTACCAAGTTGTGTCCACCACTCTGCGGATTTATAACTGGCGTTGGTCACAATATTGATTCGTGCAGTTGAATTTTGTTTGATATACTGCACAATTTCTAAAAAATCTGTGTTGTAGATTGGATCACCAATGTCACCACAGAACAATATAGTTTTAATTTCTTTGAGCAATGACAAATCAAATGCTCGTTGAAAATCGTCTAAACTGATTTCTTTGTTTAGACTGTCTGGGTGTAACTCTGTTCTAGGACACCGTGGACACTTTAGCGTACACTTACTGCTTAGTTCTATGTGTAAGTGTTGATGATTAAGCAATATCGACATCGGTACTGTAGGAAGTGAAGCCGTTTTCTTTTACGACTTTTAAAATATTTTCAACTCTGCCAGCAAGTTCATCTCTGTGACTCACTAACCAAATTGATTTATGACGCTCGCGACTCATTTTCTTCAGCAAGCCCAGAGCATTTTCTACACCTTGTGTGTCCAATCCAGAGTCAATCATTTCGTCAATGAACAACACATTGATTGGTTGATATAAACTTTCCCAAACATCACGGAACGCCCAGCTCATGCTAAGAATAAGTCTGTTGCGTTCACCACGGCTTAAATTATCAAAGTCTAACTCTCTGCCCAGTTCTTCAATGCTGACACTGAGATCGTTCTGGAACACCACAGTGTGTGGCAAGCCAATTCTGTCCAAGTAATGTGTTAAACGAGCATTCAAATAACTCAAATTCTGTTCGATGATCTTCTTACGAATAAAACTGTCTTTGTTGGTCAGTAATTTAAGCAAGAAATCCTGATGTTCTTGTAGTTTGGTAAGTTCGTTGAGTACTTCGTAGTCAACCACTTGCAGTGCTTGCCCTTGCATTTCTTCAATCTGTTCGCCATAAGGATCAACCTCTGCTGACTTGTCTACAATTTGTTGTTGTAGATTAGCCAAGGTAGCACGATGTTGAATCGCATCTTCTTCTCGGTCATAGTACATTTTAGGCGGTTTACCTAATGTACCTAACTCTCGTTGTGTTGATTCAAAACTAGCCAAATCATCAGCATGGGTATATGCATTGGCCTGAGCAGTGGCCAGATCTTGTTGTTTACCTGCTAGTACTTCTTCGTGCTTGCTGTCATGTAGATCTTGTCCACAGGCATGGCAGGTATGATTTTCTAATGCAGCTATATCTTTAACCAGCTTGGCAATTGTTTTTTCTTCTCGGCCCAGGTCAAGTTTGACACGACTAATAGCACTGGCAAGATCATTGATGTCTTTGCGTTTTTGATCCCATGCTTTATGATCCTTGTGTGCTTGTATTTCTACATCAATATCAATTTCTTGCAGTGATGCCAAAGCAGTTGTGAGATTGTTGATATCTTCAGTGTGCTTGTTGGCCCACAGAGTTTGCCTGCGCTTGATAGCTTCGATCTGTTCTTCTATGCGTCGGTTAGCTTCAACCACTGCACGAATTCTAAATTCTTCTTGCTGAATAGCATCTTTTGTTTCTTTGTTAAGTTCTTTGATTCGATCAGCTCGTTCACTGAGCATGGTAATGCCCAGTAACTGTTCAATGATTGTGCGCTGATCATTGGCTTTTAAACTTAAAAATGGTTCAGTGTAAGTGTTCAGTGCCAGGATATGTTTGAACATATCGTGGCTCATCCCTAATGCCGCTTCAATAGCATCTTGAGTTTCTCTTGAATCACCTTGACTGGTGTCGTCTGAAGAAGTTTGTTCTTTGTTGTTGATATAGAACTTTAAGATGTTGGGCTTGCGACCGCGTTCGATCTTGTAGCTCTGCCCACCTACTTCAAAGTCCAAACTAACCAACATACCTTTGGCATTGGTCTTGTTGATCAAGTTATCTTTGCGGATGTTGCTCAATGCTTGACCATACAAGGCATAACTCAGTGCATTAATAATTGTTGTTTTACCAGTTCCGTTGCGACTACCATCACCACCCAGGTCCAGGTTTTCGCCTAGCACCAAAGTTAGGTCGTTGCGATCAAAGTTGATACCTTGAGTAGCGTTGCCAACGCTCATGAAATTTCGAACTGTGAGATTATTAATTTGAATCATATTTTCAATTGTAACAAATTTGTTTAACTTCCGCAATGGAAAAGACAAGTTTTATGTGGAATATTTTTTATTTCTTGCTCAATATCAACTAGCTGATCTGGACTGTGTTTGGAACGATTTTTATTAAAGTAACAACAATTGGCAATTGATCCTGACGCATTTATGTACACACTGGACTGCGAGAGGTGTTGACAATTTGAGCTTTCTACCTTGGTCTTGGGTCTTTCATACTTGCTCATAACATTGTTCTTGGACCAAGTCTTTAGTTCCAGTGGCACACCAGTTTGATAGTGTCTGGCCGTAAATTGAGTGCGTACACCTTTGATGAATTCAAATCGTTTGAATCCCAGTTTCTGACTCATACGCATACAGTCCATGATCTGATGTTCGTTGTGTTGCCAAGGTATAAACTGCCACACTGCCACTCCGCCTGCAGCCATGAATGTTTGAGCGTTTTTGATAACAGTATCAAAGTCTGTGGCCTGCCTATACACTTCGTGTACACCTGTAAGACCATCCAAACAAAACCAAATTTCGTGATCAAAGTCTTTGAGTAAGCCTGCATATTCTTGCCACCAACTGGTACTTCTTAAGCTGCCATTAGTACGAAGAATTATTTTTTTAGCATGTTGTTTGGTAATATTGGTCAGTTCAATTATATTGGCAGCGGCAATAGCATCACCGTGGGTACCACAAAAATCAACAACTTGTAAATTTGGAAATTGTTTTAAAATTTCTAAGTATCTGTCAGCATCAAGATCCTCGATCACTAAATTGTCTGCTAGTTCAAACCCGCCTTTGTTTCTGGCACAGCCAGGACACCACGCATTGCACTTGGTAGTTGCTTCTACTTGTATCCATTGAACATCGTTGGGATTCATACTAGGTCTTTGAATTCTGGCAATACTTGTTTTAAAGATTGCTTTCTATGTGTGTCTATTATATCAGTTAATCTTTTGAACTCATCTAGAAACTGACTGGTATCACTGGTCATCATAAAATTCAATGCAGTGCTCCATTGTTCAGCAACTTGATCAGCATTGTTTTTTTGACACCATTTTATGTGTGTGTTGATACTAGTACTTAACCTTTTTTTATGTTTTTCTGGCAGTGTTGTAAGAATTAAATGAGTGGG